GTGCTTACTGATACCAAATTAAAAAACCTCAAACCGCAGGACAAACTGTATAAGGTTTCAGATCGTGACGGGCTGTATGTTGCGGTGCTTACTTCCGGCTCCGTCTCGTTCAGGTACGACTACCGCATTAACGGACGACGGGAAACGCTGGTCATTGGTCAGTATGGTTGTGACGGTATCAGTCTGGCGGAAGCGCGTGAAGAACTCATTGCTGCAAAGAAGCTGCTAAAGGCAGGCCACTCGCCAGCTGCGGCTAAACGTGACGGTATCAAAAAGATACACGGTGCTGAGACATTCGCGGTACATACCGACAGCTATATGAAGCACGTCATTCTGGCTGACAGTACCCGGGCAATGAAACAGGCCGTTATCAAGCGCGATATCATGCCGGTCCTGGGTAACAAGATGATGGCTGAGATAACCACCGGCATGGTTCGTGACCTGTGCGATCGCATTGTCGAACGTGGTGGCCGGGCTACAGCGGTGCAGGCCAGGGAGATAATCAGCAGCGTGTACCGTTATGCGAATGACCGCGGGCACGGCCTGTTTAATCCTGCTGCTGACATCAAGCCTTCATCAATAGCCATGTTTAAGCCGCGCGACCGCACGCTACAACCTGAAGAGATCGGCGTATTCTTCCGCGCTCTGGATCACATCGGGACTATGGCCACGATGAAACTGGCGTTAAAACTGGTGCTGCTCACCCTAGTTCGTAAAAGTGAATTCACTCATGCCACATGGTCAGAGGTTGATTTCAAAAAATGGACGTGGATCATACCGTCAGACCGTATGAAGGGAAGCCGGGCGCACGTTATCTATCTGCCAAAGCAGGCACAGGATCTCATGGTTGGCCTGCAGATGTGCGCTGGTGGAAGTGAATACCTTTTGCCTGGGCGCTACTCAGTGAGCAAACCATTATCCAACGCCGCACTGAACAGGCTTATCAATGTTACTGTCGAATCGGTAAATGATGCTGGTGGGTATCTGGATAACTTCTCTGTGCACGACCTGCGCCGAACAGCCAGCACGCTGTTACATGAGGCAGGGTATCCATCAGACTGGATTGAAAAGGCGCTGGCGCATGAACAGAAGGGAGTGCGTGCGGTGTATAACAAAGCGGAGTATGCCAGGCAGCGCGCCTACATGTTGCAGCAGTGGGCGGATATGGTTGATGCCTGGATTAACGGGGAACACACCGATCTGGTGCCGTTCTCCCCGTCGAAGTTTGAGGTGTGGCAGCAGCAAAAATAAAGCCGCCAGCGGGATGTATGAAAAGAAAAGATAATGTGAAGACTATTTCTGGCTTAAAAGATTCACAATTCGAATGGGATAGACTTGCTGAAAGACGAAATTGCTGACAAAAAAGCCCTTACGGGCTTATTTTGATTTATGAGGATTGGTGAAATCAGGATTTGAATCTTTTCATGGTCTGTTCCCATAAGAACGCACCAATAACGATAATGTCGCCTATGAGTATTATCGGGTTGGGTTTCAGCCATCCCATCATGATACTTATCAACGAAATGCATGATAACACAACGAAGATGAGGAAAAGTGGTTCGGGTATAAATGACTTTCTTGGTTCCATAGGTATGCCAAACGAAAAGTTTTGACAATCCTAAGTCCCGTCGCATCTGCCCGTCAACCCTGATCGCCAATTCATGCGGATGATGAGGCGTAGGATTGGGTAAGCAGAATTATTCTGTCTGCATTAGGAAATCTCAATCGCACAGCCTGGCAGCAGTTCAACCGCCGCACCATCACACTGATTCCCCCAAACATCGAAGCCATGCGACGACTGACGGGCGAATAACTCAATGCGAGGCACATCGCCCAGCAATTGCACCAATTTTTCGCGGATGACGTCAGGCTTGCGGGAGTTTTCCATGCGCGGTGCGGTGACGTGCTGGCATATTGAGGCATCCATGCGGGCAGGAAGTTTCCCGCGCACCGCAAACAGGCAGTCTTCGCTGTTCGCCCTGGTCATGTGCCCCATGCCGATCGCGCTGTTTCCTTTGTGCTTATTCGTCTTATGCCAGGTGAATCCCTTCATGGTCATCAGGCGGAAGCCCCACGCTTCGATTACCTTGAGCGCTTCAACCGGCTGTGTCGGTACCCACCACATTGCCAGCAGGCAACTATCGGCAGCCAGATCCCACACTGGAAGACGGCAGATATCCTGCACGTTCATTACCGGATATTTGAATTCTGCCCCGCGGTCACCGTCGGCGGCTTTATCACGGTAGACCCAAGGCGGGTCAGCGTAGATAAGAGTGTATTTACCGGTCATGCCATACCTGCCTTAATTGGACGAACCTTAAGAGATTCATTCAGCTTTTCAGCTACCCTCTGAGCTGCAATAGGGTTGCGAATAATCAGTTTGGCTGGAGTTAACCAGCCTCCATACTTCGTCGAATAAATTAATGTCACCATTCCAACGGTGATATCGTCTTGATGATTAGTCATACACCACCCCGCGACATCCGATCCCTGCATATTCTCCACGGCGCATTCCATTGCCTTTCGATATGCACTGATCACGGCGTATCGCTATTCTTGCGCGTTCAACTTCACCAACCGCAACATCCATACACAGCAACCAGAGCCTGGCTGCAATGCGGAACTGGCCTTTCGATTCACGCTCAACAGCGCGCTTTTCTACCTCCATTGCTGCCGGAGTTACGGCGACAACCTTTGACGCCTGACGCTGAGACACATAGTTCAGGTGATACTTTTCAAGACGGGTTAATTTGCTCATCTGATCCAGCCTTCTCTGAAAATTACCGCCAGCAGATACAGCCAGGCGGAAACAGCGGTCAGGAATAAGTACCATCCTGACCATTTTCCCCAGTGCCTGATCAGCGCTGTCATGCGGCGTTACTTACTGGGCGGTAAACACGCTGATCAACCGGCGGCTTTTTTCCGGTGAACTCTGCTGGGCTGGTGGCCTGACGTTCATCAAGCCAGTTCTCAACCTCTTCAGCGTTCCATGCACAACGCTTATCAGTGATCCAGAAACGCTGCGGGAACTCGCCATTGCGCTCCATGCGGTCAATGGTGCTCATAGATACCGGCACCACTGCCATCAGTTCCTTTTTGCCAAATGCTCTTTTCATAATTACCTCTCTTGCATTTGCGACGCGCGCGGCGCCGCAGTGGTGGTTACATCGGTACTTCGTTCAGTTCGTCACAGCGGATGGTGTAAACGTCGGTTGCTTTTGCCAGCAGGTCATCATCACCAGCCAGTTTCTGAGCAACGTATTTGTACGCTTTGTCCAGGTCAGACTGGGTGTTGTAGTTCATCGCCGCGCCGGAAAATGCGTGCAGAATCTCTTCAGGACCGCGCTCGTCTTTATGCTGCTGACGCTCTTCCTGCTTCTGCTCTGGTTTTGAGTTGATCAGGCTGTTCATGCCTTGAGCCGTTGCCGCTGGTGGCGTGATATCGCGTTCAACTCGCGGTGTTGTCTCCTGCAGTTCATCAGGCGTGTAGACACCAAGAAGAACATCAGGAGCATGCAGTCTCGCCCAGCGCTTAACGCACAGGTAAGCAAGCTGCTGGCGTGGATCCTGTTCCCACAACGGAGAGTTACGGACAACGGCCTGAGCCATGCTGATGGTAAGTTCACGCGGCTCTGCTTCGCCTTTCAGCACTGCCGATACAGTTACGGTCAGTGATGGAGATTTGTCGCTCTTGCCATTCACCTTTGACCAGTCGCCGTCCCAGCGGTAATTCAGGCGGGTTGAAAGCAGGTTTGAAGAGGACACGACAGCGTTAACTAGCTGAGCTTCATAGCCAAGAGTGCCGTTTACAACGTGCGTCTTCTGCGCAACAGCGAACGGGTTCATGCCCCATTGCGCTGCCTGCATGGTTACTGCCAGGCAATCGGCAGGTTTACCAGCAAGGTGCTGAGGAACGGTTGCTTTACTGTCTGCCATCAGGGTTGCGAAACGCACCAGGCGGTCCATACCCTCAGGACTGAAGATTGCAGCAGCGGTGCCGACGGTAGCGCCTGGCTGTGATGTGATTGCGATATCGTTGCTCATACGTACATATCCTGTTTGCGTGCCCATTCAGGGCGTTTAATAATTTCCACGCCACCCCATTCATCGCTGATGCGGCATTCGTGATAGGTGTTCAGATCCCGGCGGAATAACTGGTGCCCGGCGTCAACGTCCGGCGCATCCAGTTCAAATACGCGGACCGGGTATCGACCGCAGTCGATGGTTTCGCTCACAGCCAGGAAGAAGAATCCGTGTGGCTGCCCGGTTACTTTCAGTGCACCCTCTCTGTACATGGCGTCCTGGACGTGGTAGCGGAATTCCTCGATGTGACGCGCAAAGCGATCCATGTCTGCAACCTTTTTCACGTCGACGATCACGTTGTGCTCATTCAGCCATTTATCAGGACGGATGCGGCACAGTTCGCCAGTCTCATCGTCATTCCAGTACATCGATGCTTCGCAGTGGCCTGGCGCTTCCAGCATCCAGCGCGCCGCCGGGTGAGCCATTGCACTGTCGCGCATCAGTTTCAGCTTCCGGCCCTGTTCGGTATCCATTACCGTCATACCCATACTGGCAACGTCTTTCAGGAATGCGGCTTCATCCGCTTTTCCTTGATTGGTGCGACGGTTAAATTCCGGCGCTACGATGAAACGTTTATCGAATTCCTCTGGCTCAAGCAGCAGGCAGTGCAGAGCAGTCCCCATGTCCAGTGCGGACTTCTTCTCTTCGTCTTCCGGAGCAGCCTTCACCCATTTCAGAAGGCAAGGGTTCTTGGCCACCATATCCAGTTGAGACTTACTCACGCCGTCGCCGGCGTGGTAGTCCTCGTTGCTGATGTCGAAATAGATACCGGTATTCATAACTTCACCTTGTATTCGTTCTGCTTGTTGGAGCGGGTTCCATCGTGAAACCATATTGCGCACCTGGTTACTTCTACCCATTTGCGACGTTCAAGCTCAGCGATGAACCAAGAAACCTTCGATCTTGAAATACCAAGAATCTTTGCCATGTCTCGGATGCTGTGTTTTCCACCGCGCAGCAATGAGAGGAGCGTTGGTTTCATGCCGCATTCCTTTTGCTGTCGATCTGGTCAGCCAGGTCAAGACGGGCGATGACGCCAGTTAATTCACGTTTGACTGACGCTATCAGTTCTTCGAACTCGCAACTTTCACGCGCTGCGTCGATGATTTCTTTACGTACTCCTGAGCGCAGCAGCGCTCGCTCGAATGACTCTTCCATTTCGCAACCAGCAACTGCTTCGATCAGCTCAACGTGGCGGTCATACAGTTCAGATGACAGTTGATAGTCATTGCTGAACTGAGATGCTATTTTTTTCAGGTTATTGAATTGCTGAATGTGCATAGCCACCTCAGTAGTTAATGGTTGTTGCTGGAACTTTCCCGCGAGCGATAGCGACAACGCATGCCTTCGCCCAGTCATCAGGAATACCCTGGTCAATTAGCGCTTGGACCGCAGCAGCATTAATGGCCAGACGGTGCTCTACATCAGCAGCGCGTGCTGCTGCTTCATCAGCGATACGTTTTTCTTCAGCAAGGCGAGCAACCTCCTTTGCTTCAGCTTCACGCTTAATGCGATCGGCTTCTTCCTGCGCCTTGCGTTTCTCTACTTCGATAGCCTCCTGCTTTTCGCGCTCGGCACGTTCAGCTGCGGCCTTCTTCTCTGCTTCCGATTTTTGATCTGCGGCAATACGTTCACGCTCTGCCTGCTCTGCCTTGAGCTTTAATTCAGCCTCACGACGGGAAGCTTCAGCGCGTTCACGCTCTATTTTCTCTTCGGCTTCGCGCTTGGCCTTTTCTGCTGCCTGACGCTTTAACTCTTCTTCATGAGCAATGCGCTGGCGTTCGGCTTCTTCAGCTTTCTCTTTTGCTTCACGGTCATGTTTTTCGTTCATCAGCAGGGCCATCTCGTGATCCGCTTCGAACTTGGCAGCCCGCTCCTGATCGAACTTGATGTTCATCTCCAGTGCTTCGGCGTGCAGCACATTCATGGCTTCTTCAGCCTTGATGCGTTCCTGCTCTGCTTCCCATTCGGTAAGTGGGCGGCGAACCTCATCGCGCATCTCATCGCAAGCTGATACAAATCGACGAAGCTCAGCCTCAGCAGGTTTGACTGCTTCTTTCAGATGACGAAGGTAATCGCGACCAGGCTTTTCAACTGCTGTTTTACTGCGAGAAACCTGTGCTGCCAGAGATGCAATGCGGGCACGACCTTTGGCAGTACTCAGGTCAGGAACTTCCTTAACGCTTTCGCGGATCTGTTCGAGGAACTTTTCCAGACCGTTTTCTACGTAAATGCTTGGCGCCATATCTGGCGCAATTTCGATAATTGCTAATTCGCTCACTTGCTCACCCCCATATCCCGTTATCGTTGGCAACTTCGTGCGCAACCTTGTTGGTAAATGCCCATTTCATGCCCTCACTCAGCGTGCGGAACTTCCAGCTCATCAGCCCGCAAGCTGTAACGCAGTACCAACCATTGATGACTTTCCACTGCATATGAACCTCTCTATTACCATTTTGGTAATACTTGACGATGCAGGAAAGCCACGAAGTGGTGGTTTCTGCCCGAGCGATGCGCTCTTGTATTACCTTTTGGGTAATAATCAGATCAAAAAGTGATTGTGTCAATAGGTATGACGAGAAAAAAATTACCATTTTGGTAATTAATTGAGGCGCGAGCTTACCGCCATCGGGCAGGTAAAGCGTCAGAATGGCGGGGGTTTACTTGCTTTTGTTTTGCTCAAACACGAAGTTGATGAATGAGGTGATCTTGTTTTTCTCTTCCTGCGGCAGAGCTGCATACATCCGGTGGTCGTAGTCGATAACACCAGGAGCGCCGACGGGAATAATCATCTCGTATGCTTCATGCCCGAACGCGCGCGCCAGGGAGGAAAGAACGCCGATGGTTGTGCTGACTTCCGCTTTCATAATCCGGTTAACTGTGGCCGGGCCAATACCAGCTGCTACAGCAACTTTCTTTTCGGATGTCATCTCGGTGTTCTTTCTCATCCAGGCATTGAGCGTGGCTGCAGCCTGTTTCTCTACAGTCCATTCGCCATCATCAGTGGCCGGAATAAAGATATCAGCCTGTACTGCGTCCAGTTCGTGATCAACATCAAGCCAGAACTTTTCTTTGCGCGCCGCTTCTTCAATGATACGCGCGGCATTCGGCCCGATGTTTTTGATGCCAGTGCACCACCGGTTGACCAGGTTCTGCGAACGCTTCACCCGTTCTGCAAAGCGCAGCTGGGTATCATCGAAATCCCGGCGAATGATTTCGTTAAGGTTTTTGCGTCTTATGTCATAAATACTTTTCATAGCTATTGTATTTGTCCATTTAATGTTACCTAACTGACTAAATTTAAATGAATATTACCATAAAGGTAAAGTTACCATAACGGTAATAATCATTGATTTTTTCACCAGAAAGGTAATAATTCAGATATGAATAGACAGGCTGAGATAAGCAAAATATGAGTGACGAAAAAAAATTTGATTTCAAAAAGCACTGGCTGGGACTGTCTCCTGATGAGCGTGAAGCATTTGCAGATGAAGCCGGAACCACCAGTCATTACATCCAGACTCACCTGACTGGGCGCCGCAAGATGCCTGGTAAGCGACTGATGGACGGACTGTTTAAAGCATGTCGTTCCCGCGAATGGACAAAGTCAAAACCTGAATTAGTGCTCTTCTTCTACGACCGATAATCCCTCCGAACACATCAATGCCGTCATCTCCTGGCGGCTCCTTCCTGCATAAAACACCTTTCAGGTAATAAAAACCATATATGGTTGATCTTTTTTCGCCTTAGTGCAAAATTACCAAAGATAAATAACAAAGAGGTAATCCGATGAAGCGAATCACCCAGCGTGAGGCTCTCGATTTGGGCCTTACTCGCTTCTACACCGGGAAGCAATGCATCCACGGTCATGATAGCGAGCGTTACACCCTGAGCGGGGAGTGTGTGCAGTGCAATAACGAACGGGCACGCCGACAGGCAAAGCTTCGTTCCGAAAAAATGAAGGCAGCCAGAATGGCAAGAGAGGCAGCATGATCCCAGCAGCCTACTACAACGAAATTGATTCATTTGCAGCTCAATGGCTGCGTAACCTAATCGCTGCCGGTCATATCGCCCCGGGAGAAGTTGATGAAAGGAGTATTGAAGATGTCACACCTGACGACCTGCGAGGATTCACACAGTGCCACTTCTTCGCCGGGATTGGCGTCTGGTCCCATTCCCTCCGCCTCGCCGGATGGCCAGACGATAAACCAGTGTGGACAGGCTCCTGCCCGTGCCAGCCTTTCAGCGCGGCAGGCAAAGGAGATGGGTTTGCTGACGAGCGGCACCTATGGCCTGCTTTCTTCCACCTCATCAGCGAGTGCAGACCTCAGCATGTCTTTGGCGAACAGGTTGCAGCAGGTAACGCAAACGAATGGTTCGACCTTGTACAAGCTGACCTGGAAGGAGTGGGATACGCCTTCGGGCTTGTGCCGTTTACGTCAGCGGGCATCGGTGCGCCGCACATCAGAGAGCGGGCCTACTGGGTGGCCCACTCCGGTAGCAAATACGAATCCGCAGCCGGAGACGAAACGGGGTCTGCAACATGTCTCCGGAGCTGCGCGGCTGTCGGGCTGGCCAACTCCGCAGGTGAGCAATATCACCAACGCGACGACCGTGCAAATGAGCGGGGATGGTCGAGCAACTCCGAACAAAATCGGGTGGGCAGCGGCATTGGCGGGGTGGGTGACGCCAACAACTCGCGACTGGAAAGACACTTCAGGAATGACAGCGCAGCGGGGTGGGAAGGAGCGGCTGGATCAGTTACCTCGGCAAGCTTACACAGCAGGCCCCTTGAGATTAACGGTTTTTGGCGAGATGCGGACTGGCTCTTTTGTCGAGATGGGCAATGGCGTCCAGTTGAATCCGGCACATTCCCGCTGGTTGCAAGGTTTGCCAAAAGCCTGGGACACGGCAAGTCCTCATTACGAGCAATGGCAGGCCGCAACCGCACAGGCAGACTTAAGGGTTACGGAAATGCCATAAACGCACAGGCTGCGGCTGAATTCATCCGGGCTTATATGGGGGTTAGCTATGGCCGGTGACTGGATCAAAATGCGTGCTGACCTGCACACGCACCCTAAAGTTGTCCGCATGGCGTCCGCATTGAAAGCGGACAGATTGCGGATAGTTGGCGGACTACATTCCGCATGGTGTCTTTTCGATGTCCACTCTGTTGACGGCTTTCTTGACGGATACAGTGCGGAGACTCTCGACGACCTGATCGGCTTCCCCGGATTTGCGCGTGCAATGATGGCTGTCGGATGGCTGGAAGAAGAAGGCGAAAGCCTAGTAATGCCGCGCTTTGAAGCCCATAACGGACAGTCAGCCAAGCGTCGTGCTCAGGACGCAGACAGGAAGAGAAATGTCCGCAAAGCGTCCGCATCAGAAGCGGACAAAAAGCGGACCAGAGAAGAGAAGAGAAGAGAAGATCTAAAAGATAAAACCCCACACATAGGCGACGCGGAAAATCAGCCTGTGGATAACTCTGGAGGTGACAAACCAGACCCCCATGCAACAAATTCGGTGATTGATGGATATGTCCCACCAGGAGGTTCCTGTTCGCTGGGTAAATTCACTATGCCGGATAGCTGGACACCGGATCCTGATTTCACCAAACGAGCTGCCCTATGGGGGGTAAACCTTAAAACCGATGTGACGCCATTTGAACTGGCTGATTTCATCACGTACTGGAAAGCCGAGGGAAAAGCATTCCATCACGACCAGTGGCAGCAGAAACTGGCGCGCAGTGTTCAACTTTCCAGGACAAAGCCAGCGAGAACGCAGCAGCGGGACGTTAACGCAGTACCAGAACCGGACAGCGAGATCCCCCCAGGATTTCGCGGTTAACACCGGCAGCGCAGTAGCGCATTTTTTTACATTTAATGAATTACCAAAAAGGTAATGAAATATGCGTATTGCTATTGAAATTAACTCATTTGTGGTTTTAAATTACCTGAGAGGTAAATCATGGCGGCAGTATTAGGGATTGACCCAGGATGCAGCGGATCACTGGTCCTGATAACTGAACAGGGCGGCTACATCGACCATCTGGCAATGCCGACCATCAAGGTTGGGACCAAGTCCAGAGTCAACGGAGCAGCGGTGTCTGCATGGGTTCGGAAGTACGGAATCACTCATGCATACCTTGAGCAGGTCGGTGCAATGCCAGGGCAGGGAACAGCGAGCATGTTCACGTTCGGGCATGCAGCTGGCGTGGCGGAGGGAATACTTCAGGGGCTGAACATTCCGTACACGCTGGTAACGCCGCAGGCATGGAAGAAGTCAGCCGGACTTATCGGCAGCGACAAGGACGCGGCGCGCAGCAGGGCGATTCAGCTTTACCCGGAACTCAGGGCGCTGGATGCCAAAGCGAAAGGCCAGGCCATTGCGGATGCGCTGTTAATCGCAAGGCACGGGATCGGTATCAAATAACGATCCTTTTAGTTATCAACCTAATCAATAACTTATACGGGTAAGCGAGGGTAATAATGGGAAGCAATATCATTGAATTAGCGAAGTTAGGGCATGAGCGGGCGGCTGAACTGAAAGGTTCATACGAGGCAATCAACGCGTGCAGCGTGGTTAAACCAGATGGCAAAGAAATGAGCGTAAATCGTTATGAGTTTGAAGATTACGGCACGAATGAACCAGATGGTCGCTACGTGACTTACGAAGACTACTCCGCATCTGAAGCCAGATGCGCGGCGCTGTCTGCAAAGCTGAGAATGATTAACGACCTTACGGAAGCCGCCGAACAAGCAAACAAACTGGCTCAGGAAGCAGTGGAAACGCTGGTTCAGGAGCGTAATGCGCTGGCTGCGGAGAATTCGGCACTGAAAAAATCAGAGGCCGAATTCAACGAATATTGTCGTCGCGAGTGCGAGGACGTTGGCGATACGTGGGTAGACGATTTCACTGAGACCCCGGCGACAGACGCCTTTCTGGCTGAGGTGCGGGCGCAGGCTCACAAGGAAGGGGCTCACTTTGTTGCTAACCGAATGCTGGCCGCATGG